ATATACTGGTTACACTGGATATACTGGTCCTCAAGGAATACAAGGTTATACAGGTTACACTGGTTACACTGGTTACACTGGATATACTGGTTACACTGGATATACTGGTCCTCAAGGAATACAAGGTGAACAAGGTATTCAAGGACCTACTGGCCCCGCAGGAGAAGGAAGTTCATTAACTGCGGGTACTACAAACAATGCTTATTTAATATGGAATTCAACTAATAGTCAATGGGTTGAAAATACAACAGGAAAAATAAATATAGGTACACAAGTAGTAAATGTTGGACAAGGTAACAATGTTATAGCTATTGGTTATAATGCTGGTGCAAGTAATCAAGGAACAGGTGCTATTGCTTTAGGTTATGAATCTGGGTGGTCAGGTCAAAGTTCTAACACGGTTGCTATTGGTTATAAAGCAGGTAGATGGAAACAAGGTAATTATTCGATTGCAATTGGTCAAGATGCTGGTACTAGTACACAATATATCGATGCAATTGCTCTAGGTCGTTCTGCTGGTAATACATATCAAGGTGAAAAATCAGTTGCTATTGGTGTATATTCTGGTCTTACAAGCCAAGCACCTTATTCAATTGGTATTGGTGCTTTTAGTGCACAAACAAAATCAAGTACTGGATCGGTAGCTATAGGTGCTTATGCTGGTAATAGTAACCAATCTGGTTCAGTTGCAATTGGTTATTATTCTGGTCATATTAATCAAGGATCAGGTTCAATTTCTATTGGTGAAAGTTCTGGTAAATTCAACCAAGGTTCAAATTCTGTTGCAATTGGTTATTATGCAGGTTTTACTGGTCAAAATTTTGGAAGTGTTGCTATGGGTTATCAAGCTGCTATGTCTGGACAAGGGACACTTTCAGTTGCTATAGGTTATAATGCTGGATATTCAAACCAAAATGGTAGTACAGTTGCTATAGGTTATCAAGCTGGTTTTTCGAATCAAAATACAGCTGCAATTGCTATTGGACAAAACGCTGGTCAATATACACAAAAAGGACTGTCAATAGCTATTGGTTCAATAGCTGGTAGAAATAATCAATCAACAGGTGCAGTTGCTATCGGTTGGGGTGCTGCTTTTAATAACCAAGGTGTAAATAGTATTGCTATTGGTTTTGATAGTGGAAAATATGAACAATCAAGTAATGCAATCGCAATTGGTTATCAAGCTGGTAGTACTGGTCAACAAAGACAGTCAGTTGCTATTGGTTATGTATCAGGACAGACTTCTCAAGGTATTGAAACAGTTGCTATTGGTAATTATGCTGGTTCAATTAATCAAAGTTCAGGATCTGTTGCTATTGGTCGTTATAGTGGTTATAGTAATCAAGCTTCTAATTCAGTTGCTATTGGACCTAACGCTGGTACATTTAATCAAGCTTCTAATTCAGTTGTTATTGGTAATTTTGCTGGTTATAGTTCACAAGGAACAGGATCAATTGCTATTGGTAATAAGGCAGGTTCATATTTTCAAAAAATTAATACAATTGCTATTGGTAATGAATCTGGTTATAGTTCACAAGGAACAGGATCAATTGCTATTGGTGCATATGCTGGTAGTACTGGACAAGGTGAAAAAACAATTGCTATTGGTTATCAAGCTGGTAGTACTGGACAAGGTTCAAATTCAATTTCTATTGGTTACCAAGCAGGATATTCTAATCAAGCGGCAAATAGTATTATATTAAATGCTACAGGAACTGCATTAAATGCTTCAACTTCAGGTTTATATATAAAACCAATTAATAATCAAACTAGTACATCAGATACAGATTATAAAGTGTTACGATACAATATAGGAAATGCCGAAGTATCTTGGATTGATACAGCTGTAGTAGAAAGAGGAACAGCAGATGGACAATATTTAATATGGGATAATAATTCAGGAAAATGGATAAAATCAACAACAACATTAGCTGAATATATTCAATCATTTTTGTAAAAAAAATTAAGATTTATAATAAAATATAAATTATAAATCTAAATAATAAAATTAAAAATAACTATCATGATTCCATCCAAGTTGTTGAAATAAAATTTTTACAACATCATCATGAAAAGAAATTCTATCAATAGTTTTAAGTACGGAAAAATTATTTTTTTTACATGGATGTTTATGTCGTTTTAATAATTGATATAAAACATATTGTGTATTTATAAAGTTATTTCTATTTATTTTTTTGACGAAAATTTTATCATATAGTTCAGTTAATTGATCAAAATCATGCATTAATTTTTCTTCAAGATGAGAAATATCATCTGGTTTTTTACCAGTAATATTATAATGAATTAAATTTACATTTTCATAATGTTTTGAATAACCCAATTCTTTTAAAAACATCATTATTATATCTTTAGTAATTCTTTCATATCTATATTCTTTACTATCGTTTTCATTACCTTGTAATAGAGAGTGAATTTTAAATTGTTCATCAAGTTGGTCGTATATTTCTTGATTTATTGTACAATTTTGTTTTCCTTGATATTGATTAATACAATCGCGAAAATGAACTTTTCTATTATAAGTATATTTAGTACAAATATTTACTCTATCAACATCTTTATAAGATGATGTATTTTTTATTGTAACAAATTCAGTCGAACAATTTATACAAACATAAGTGTTATCATCTATATTATCAAAAATATTATTATTACAATTAGAACATGTTTGTTCTTTTTTCTGTTCAATAATTAAATCATTATCTTTAATGTATTTATTTACGATTATTAAAAATTTTTTAATAATTTCTTCTTTTTTTTCTTCATATTGATCTTTTTCTAAAACTCCTAAAAAATTCATTTTAATCGGAATTTTTAAAATATTATTATATTCATTAATTAATGGTAATGTTTCATTAAGATAAAAATTTAATTCTTTTTCATTGATAATATCGTCAATAATATTATCAATGATAATAATATTATCTTGAATATTATTTTTTATACGTTCATCGGTTTCTTGATTTTTTAATAAAATATTTTTTAATAATTCTTGTTGTTTTTTATATTCTTCTAGTTTATTATATTTTTCTATAAAATTATTAATTATTTTTTTATTAATTACATTAATATCAATTTTCTTAAACATTTATAATATTTATAAAAATCTTTAAATTATTGAATAAAAATATTTAAAAAAGAAAAAATCTTGTTAATAATAAATACTATGGCTTCTATATGCACATCTAACGTAACTTCCGGATTTATCGATCTTGCAACTTTTGATGAGATTGAAAAATATATGTATGGCGGACAAGACGCAACCGCTTACTTCGTTCGTGAAACTCGTAAATCTACTTGGTTCACTCAAGTTCCAGTAGTTTTGTCCAGAGCTGCCGGACAACCCGCATTCAATCAAGAATGGGCTGTTGCAATTTCTCGCGCAGGAGATTATTTACTCCACACTTGGCTCCGTCTTGTTACTCCTTCAGTAACTTTGGCTGCTGATAACCAACACGGTGTTAATGGTCGTTTGAGATGGACTCGTAACTTGATGCACAATATCATACGAGAATGTTGTGTAACTTTCAATGATTTGGTCGCTGCTCGTTTTGATAACTACCACCTTGATTTCTGGACAGCTTTCACTGTTCCCGCTGGAAAACGTGTTGGTTACAACAACATGATCGGAAACGTTGATAGTTTAATTGCTCCTCATGCTCCTGGTGTCGAAATTCCTGCTGTAACTCTTAACTTGCCTCTTCCTTTCTTCTACTCTCGTGATAGTGGAGTAGCTTTACCAACTGCTGCTCTTCCATACAATGAAATGAGAATTAACTTTTCTTTCAGAAACTGGAGTGATTTGTTGATTCTTGATAATACTGATGCAGGTATTGCCCCTGGAGTTGTAACCAGTTCTCCTGCTTCTGTCACTGATCTTGCTTCTAAAACTACTCCTGTTTTGGGCTCTACTCAAGTCTGGGCTAACTACGCTATTGTATCTAATGATGAACGTAAGAGAATGGCTTGTGCCCCTCGTGATATGTTGATTGAACAAGTTCAAACTGCTCCTCGTCAAACTTTCAATCCTTCTAACAATCCCGTTCCTTCTTATGATGTTCGTTTCTCTCATGCAATTAAAGTTCTTTTCTTTGCTGCCAGAAATACTACTAACCTTGCTGAATGGTCCAACTACACTGCTGCTTCCCCTGTTCCTGGAGCAACTGAAGTTGACTTTGCTCCTGCTGGTGCTGTAGATCCTATTTCTTTGACTTCGGTTATCTACGAAAACACTAACAGATTGGCTCAAATGGGAAGTGATTATTTCTCGCTTGTTAATCCTTACTTCCATGCTCCTTCTATCCCTGTAGAAACTGGTTTACACATGTATTCCTACTCTCTTGATTTCATTTCTTTGGATCCTCTTGGTTCTACTAACTTTGGAAAACTCACTAATGTTAGTGTTGTTCCTGAAGCTTCGACTGGAGCTATTACAGCTTCTTCTGTTACCGCAGGTACTGCTAACAGAGCAGCTGGTTTGAACAGCCACCAAAATTTCGAGTTTGTTTTGACTGCTGTTAATAACAACTTGATCCGTGTCAGTGGTGGTGCTCTTGGATTCCCTGTTCTCTAAATTTTTAATATTATTTAATATCTTAAAATTTAAATTTAATTAAATTTAAATTCTTAGTTATAATATATAAAATGTTTGATATATTATACGAAATGTTAAGTATAATGAAATATAATTTTTTTTATTATATATCAAAAAATAATAAAAAAAAATATTCATATTTAAATTATACTAATGATAATGAATTATCAGAAATATTTATATTAAACAACTTTCATTTAGAAGAAAGTCAAAAAAATAATTTAGATAATATAAAAAAATATTCAAATATAAATATATTTAATGAAAATATAAATATTTTATCAGAATCAATGATTGATTTTAAAGAAGAATCAAAACTAAAAATTGAACTGATTAATCTTCATCATCTAAAATAATTTCTTCTTCTTCCTCTTCTTCTTCCTCTTCTTCCTCTTCCTCTTCTTCTTCTTCCTCCTCCTCAATTAATTCAGAAGTAACACCGTCATTTTCTGTAGTTTTATCTTCTTCTTCAAGTTCTTCAAGTTCTTCAAGTTCTTCATCAAATTCCGAATCATATTCATTAACTAAATCTTTTGATAAGAGTTGTTTAGTTAAGTTATCAGGTAATACAAAATCAAACTTATAAAAGTTACAAGTATTAATATCTTCTTCAGATAATTGTTCAATAGAACCATTATCTAATTGTTTTCCTATTACTTTTTTATTTTCAAAAATAAATTTAGTTTCTTTATGTTCATGATTACCAAAACTATTTTTCGTAATAACAATATCAGTCTTTTTATTTAAAAATTTTTTTAATGTATTCTTTTCTGTATTTTTTAATTCTTTATTAATTATAGTTTTATTATTTTGATTTTCTAATAATACTTTAATAAATTCTTCTTTCTTTTTAAAAGAAGACTTAAGACCTTTATTTTTACATAAATCTTTCAATTCATTAATTTTTAATTTTTTTAACTTATCTTCATCCAATAAAATTGTTTCTTGTTTTTCATTATTCATTTCTTTTTTATTATTAACAGGAACAGGAATTGTTGTATTAGATGTTAAATACCATAAATTATCTAATTCTTTTTTATTAATAGAATATTTAATAGATATATTTTCTAATAATACATTAATAGTATCATTGATATTATTAATAATATTGTTATTTAAACTTGATTGAAGACTCATATTTTTATATATATAAATATACATATATATAAAAATCATTTTTAAATAGATACTTTAGTTGTTATTAAATAAATTTTGATTAATAATATAAAAATAATGATTATGTCTTCTAATTATTGAAGACCTTAATGATTCATTTAAAACAAAATAAGAAATTTCAGGTGATCTGATAATATAACCATCTTCAGGTGATTTAGAAAAAGCAAAACAATTATTATTAATGCACCATGATAAAACTTCTTCAAAAGGTGTATTAAAATCAAAACTATGAAAATTATTATTCATATAACAATTTTTGTGTGGATAAACAACTAGGTTATAACTCATTATTTTTATAAAGTTGTCAATATTGTTAAAAATAATCATTTTTAATAATAAAATCTTTTAAAAAAATAAATTATATATATATGATTGATACATTATATAATATTGTAAATAATATAAAATTTCAAAATAATAACTGTGTAATTTTTGATATTGATGATACATTAATTAATAGTAAAACTAATCAAAAAAATAATGAAATAATTAAATTCTATAAGTATTTAATATTACAAAAAATTAATATAATTCTTATAACTGCCAGAACAGCGTCACCAGAAATAATAAAATATACTTATAATCAACTTAATAATTTAGGTATTAAAAATTATAAATATTTATATTTTATAACAAATAATTTTAAAAATGTAAAATTTTATAAAATAAATGCTAGAAAAGATGTTCATAATAAAGGTTATAATATTATAATGAGTCTTGGAGACAATGAATGGGATTATGGTAAATACGGAGGTATTGGTGTATTAATAAAAAATGATAAAATAGGAAAAATAATCAATATAAAGTAAAAATGAAAATATTCTGATATTATATATTATTTATATAATATCAAAAAATGGGAAAAATAATTAACGAATGTTTACATAAGGAAAAATGTAATAAAATTGTATTTGAAAATAATCAATACTTAAATATATTTGCTTTACCGTGTAAATTTTTACATCCAAATGAAAGTATGACTAATTGGACTATTCGTAATACTTTTAAAAAAGTAGAAAAACCTAAGTAAAATTATCTAATTTATTATAGGTAAATCAATATTATTACTGGTTCTTTCATCTAAACTAGATACAAAATGCCAAGGATAAAGTCCTACGTTAGTAGGATAACCACTGGCATTTAAAGTACTTTCTAAATTTTTTAAAGTTGTATCATCTATACAATATATATTATTATCAGGATTTATTGTTGAATCAATAGGACTTACTAAAAAACCATATTTTTTGTTTTTAATCCAATATCTACCTTTTGTAATAGATATATTAGTAGAATTATTTTCATCTATAAATTCAGAAAATTTATTATATGTGTTTGCTACCATTCCAGATGGTCTTTGATAATTGTATAATGTAAATATATAAGAAGATTTATCTGTATCATTTGTATAATCAGTCCATGTTTTTGTCACTAACTTATTTGATGTATCAACATAAGCTATTATTATAGGACTAACATTTTGATTAACAACTAACATTGTTTCTGTTAATGTTTTAGTGTATACACTGGATAAATTTCCTGATATTAATGATGAAAATATAAATACTCCAATATTTGAAGTTGATACGTCTACACTAAATATATTAGTTCCACTAGCAGCTAGCGCCTTTTTTTGTTGACTTACTCCAGGATATAATAAAATTCTAGAATTATTATCTTTTCCTTTCATAAAAAATATTTTTATTTGATTGTATAAGGTATTATAATCATTAGATTTATTAGTTAAATTAGTATCGCAGGTATTATAATCATTAGATTTATTAGTTAAATTAGTAAGACATGTATTATAATCATTAGATTTATTAATAAAAAGAATAATAAATATTATAATAACAACAATAGGAATAAAAATACTAAATGCAATTAAAACTTTTTTAATCATTTGTATTATAAAAATAAAGATATGCACCATATCCAATGGAAATAATGAAAAAAATGAAAAAAATTACAATACCAACTGTTATTAAAGTATTATTATTTTGTTTTTCTATACATATTCCATTACTACATTCTTCACCTGAATTACAAGAACCACAAGTACCGGTACAACCATCTGTACCACATTCTTTTCCTGTACAATTTGGTGCACAAACACATTGACCGTTAGTACATGTTTTACCAGTAGTACATGTACCACAGATACCGGTACAACCATCTGTACCACATTCTTTTCCTGTACAATTTGGTGCACAAACACATTGACCGTTAGTACATGTTTTACCAGTAGTACATGTACCACAAGTACCACCACAACCATCACTTCCACACGTTTTTCCTGTACAATTTGGTGCACAAACACATTGACCGTTAGTACATGTTTTACCAGTAGTACATGTACCACAAGTACCACCGCAACCATCGCTTCCACACGTTTTTCCTGTACAATTTGGTACACAAATACATTCTTTAGTAACTTCATTACATGTTTTACCTCCAGAACATACACCACAATTACCACCACAACCATCGCTTCCACACTGATTTTGAGCAGTACAATTTTTAGTACATTTACATGAACCATTACTATCACAATAATAGTTTTGACCATTTTTACTTTTACAATCAGCATCACCATAATTACCAGAAATTATATTACCACAATTAGGGTCGATATCACCACAAACACCATTAGATAGTACACATGTTTCATTAACACATTTTCCATCATTAGTACATTTTTGATTTGCACCACAAGAACCACAAGTACCACCACAACCATCTGTACCACATTCTTTTCCTGTACAATTTGGTACACAAACACATTGACCGTTAGTACATATGTTACCAGAAGTACAAGAACCACAAATACCACCACAACCGTTATCTCCACATGTTTTTCCTGTACAATTTGGAACACATTCACATAGTCTTGAAGCATTACATATTTCATTTGATTGACATTCTCCACAAGTACCTCCACATCCATCATTACCACATTCAGTAAGATTTGTACAATTTCTTTTACAACATTTGTACGTATTATTAAGTGTATCTTGAACACAATTTTCATCAACACCGCACGAATCACATACTGTTGATGAAAAATTATCAACAGTATAAGTTGCTTTTGCACATTTATCAGATGTATTACATTCTTTTTCTTTTACACATATTGTTTTACCTAAATATGGTCCGAGAGTAGGATTATCAAAAAATAAACCATCATCTAGTATTAAATCGGAAACTTCAGTACATATAGATTTATTAGTTCCACTTGTACTACATTCTGATGTAGAATTACATGTTTTCATACAAAGTCCATTTGCACAAGCATATCCTAATGGACATTTAACATTACCATTAGTTGGACCACATTTTATTGACCCTTCACCATTACCACCGTCACAATTTTGTTCAATAGTAAAATTACCTCCTACTGATAAAATACCAGCGTTATTAATGTTTATTGAACAAATAGTTATATTAGGCCAATTACATACTTCATTTCTTGAAGGAGAAACATCAATTATAGTTTTATTTTTTGTATTAGTATCATTACATTGTTTTAATATACAACTACCTAAATCTAACAATGTAGCTTGTAAAAGTTGTGGAGTATTGGCTGAAAAAAAATTATCTTGGATATATGTTTGTGTTTTATCATTTGTACATATACATCTATAATATGTATTTTTTGCATAATCACATATTTTACTAAATAAATATAAACTTTTATCTAGTGTTTGATCTGGTATAGGTGCAATAGTTTCATTGTTTGTTTTTATTCTAAATATTCTATTATTTTCTGGTACTGTTGATAATAATATTTTATTACACGAATAAAGTAAATATTCATATGTCATTAAAAAATTATAAAACATTCTTATAATATATTTTTGATTTTTAATTTGTAAAATTACTATATAATGTCCATTTTTAGAATAATAAACTCCGTAATTGTTTTCATTTTCAGGTTTAATAGACAAAGTAGTTGAATCAGGATTTATTGCATATTCTGCTGGTTTATCATCTATTTCTTGTGCACTATTATTAATAGGATTGTTAACAATATTTATAAATGCATTATCACTAATTAAATTATATAATATTTTACCATTATTATATATTTGTATACTTCTTAATTCTATTGGTATTTTAGTACTACATGTTTCAAAAAAATTTTTTACTTGAGGTAAAGTGAAAGGTTTAGTATCATCTATTAAATTAATAGGTGATATATATGCATCTAATGTTTTTATCCAACTATTGTTATTTCTTATATTTTTTTTTAATGTATCATCTAATAAATTATTATAATAATTTATTATAGTAGTATCAAAATTTTCTATTAAACCATATTCTAATGCTCTATTAATTTTATCAACTGGAGTTGTTCCGGTTGATATATAATTATAAATACTTTCTTTTCCTATTTCATTATAAAACATAGAATTCTCATATATATTTTTAGATACTTCGTTTGCAAAATCACTAGAAAACAATACTTCGTTTAATGTATTCTTACTTGTTGTTGATGCAATTTGATTAATATAGTTTTGACATTTGTTAAAGATATCATCTGACAAGTTATATACTTGACATAATAATTTAAAATTTTTTAATTCATCAGTATAAAAATTATAAGATATACTTGTTTTCCATGTTTGATTAAATTTTGAATTATCTTTAAAATATGTATTATCAAATCCAAAGTGATTACAAAATTTATAAATTTGTTTATGATTCGAATTAATTATTGTATCATTATCATCTGCATATGGGTCAATATTAATATTATAAGAACTAGTTTGTTTATTATTATAAAAATCATCACAAGCACTTTTATTTTTTAATTCATTTATTACTTGACATGTATCTCTAATAGTTGGTTCTATTATTTTTTGACAATTTAGTATTTTTGTAGTTTCATTTGTAATATTATAATTAGGAAAATAATTATGATTTGGATTTTTCCAATCACAATATTTATAACAATTTTGTTCACTATTAAGATTATTTATTGAATCTATAACTTCTGTTCTAATCACATACGTTCCTTTATTAGTACATTTTGTATCTAACCAATCAGTTTTGTAATTATTACATAACAAAGTTTGACTTGTGTTTTGTGTACAATAATCTTTGCATGTTTGGTCTGAAAATATTTTATCGTTATTATTATTTTTACTTGGATCACATGAATTTTGAAAAAAAGTTACGGACAAACTATCAAATTTAGTTTGATTATCTCCACTAGGATAGTTACTTCTACTACAATATGGATAATCACTACTATTTATACTTTGCATTTTAGTCAAATCACAATTAGTTGTAATAAAATTTTGAATTGCATTAGAACTATTCAAATTATTATATATCATTGTTAAATAAAATTCTTTCCAAGTACTATATCCCCATATAGTTACTGCTTGGTTATTAGTCCAAATATTTGTTAATCTAGATTTTATCGTTGCAAAATTTAGCCATTTTTTTAAACCCGTATCTGGACCATTTCCATTTGAAAAAAAAGAATCCCATCCTACTGTTCTACCATTTATTTGAAGAACATCTTCAATACTTGGTAATTCTGACAAAGTTATAACTCTTGTGTATCTAAAATTACCATTAGTCATTCCAGGTCCATATGTTAATTGACAAGCAGGATTATGTTGTCTGCATGAATAATTCGTATTTCCAAACCAATATGATTTAGTCATTTTGTTGTAAACGTGACCAGGATTTAAATTAACAATAGTACCATTATTATCTTGATATTCATACCATTTATTTGAAGCACCATCTTTAGCTGTTATTTGTTTTCGTCCAACATTTCTATAATTACTACAAGTGATTGAACCATTATTCTCCTCGTAACCAGTAAGTAAAATTTCAGGATATTCACTATCATATGAATTCAAATTTAATAAAACAGTAAAATAACTTCTATTATTTGTAGATCTATCTCTTTGTGATTCTAATAACATTAAAGAATATCGTGGTAAGAATAAAGTATAACCATCACCTGGTCTACCCCAAAATCTATATTGAATAGTACCACTACCACCACCATTATCACAAATTTCGTAATCTGCGGTGGGAGTATTAGCACCACAATAATACACAATTTCCGAGTCATTTCGACCAGTTGTTTTTTCTATGTAATATGCGTTATTATTAGAACTTTCTACGGTCCATTTACCTCGCCAAGTTTCAGTTTTTATTTCATTTAAATATGTTGGCATTTTGTATTTATTTTAAATAAATACAAAACTATTTTTAATAAATAATTAAATTATTTATTAAAAATAATAATTAAATTACATAATTATTTCAGTTTCATTTTTTAATGATTATTGAGTCAAATCATTTATGAATTCTTTATTTTCTTTTTTATTTGAAATATATATATATGTAAAAATACCAACTGATACTAATATAAAAACAATACCTACAAAATATCCTTGAGAACCGTCAGTCGTATCTATTTCTGATAAATTTATTACGTCACCTTCTTGTATTTTATCATTATTATCATTATTATCATTATTAATATTTGCTTGATTTTGAGCAATAATACTAAAAATACCAGCAAGTAAAAATATTAATGCAACAAAAATAAAAAACTGTTTTGATATTTTTGGTTTTTTAATACCACTAATTAAATTATTTAAAAATCTTGAAACGAAAAATAAAACTAATACGGCAACTAAAACAACTACTATTATTATAACAGATCCAAATTGACCAAAAGATTTTGCTATATCTGATACCATAGTTGTAACTGAATCTACGACAGATACAGCTGGATTGGGAGGTCTATCAGCATATGTTGTCATTTCTGAAATTCTGGTTTTTATTACTTCTTTTACACCACCACTAACTGAGTTTGCAAATTGCGCGTCAGTATAAGAACCAAAAACTTTTTTTAATTGTAAATCAAATATTACACTTTGACTAATATTACATTTTTCACCAGATAAAATACCATATACTTCAAGATTAAAAATATTAGTATTAAGATATTCAGTACTAACTTGATCTATAGCTTCATTAAAAGTGTTATTAACAGCTGTATTGTTTTGGATCTGATTTTCTGTTTCTGTTTTATTTTCAACATTAGCTGTAGCTAATTCTTGTAAAGCAGGATCTACATTTTCACTTACTTTTTCAAATGATTGATCTATATCTTTTGTTAAGGAAGCATCCATTAAATTTTTTATAGCTATTTTATCATCAACAGATAATTGAAGTTCAATTTTTCCATTCACTGTTATAGATTGTGTACTATTGAAATTTTCTCCACATTCCATTATACCTTTTGGTCCAATAGTTATATTAATTTGTTGTGTATTAGTAACATTTGTATTAGTAATATTTTTTCTTTGATTGATTGCACAAGTAATTGCTTGTTGTGCAATAACACTATTTTTAAATGTAACAATTAAAGATTCACAACCTGTTGTTAAAGCTTCTTTTCTAAGTTTACCTAAACTTGCTTCATTATAACAAGAAGCTTCAGCATACGCTCTTCCTTCAACACCAGTTGTAGTAGCCTTAATATCTCCTCCAGTTTTTCCCTGGCAATAAGTTTTCATTTCGCCTAAACTTTCAGAATAATCAGTTTTTTGAGTACATACATTGACACCAACACCAGCAGCAAAATTCAAAGCCATTTGTGCTTGTTCTTTAGTTAAACTAGATAAATAATCTTTATCTAGTAAATCTGATGATGGTGTACAACCATCTAAACTCTCTTCTAAGTCTCTAACTTTATCTTTAACTTTGTTAACATTTATAGTTTTTGACATTTGCTTATAAAAATTTTCATAAGCAAGTTTTAATTTTTTATCATTTTCTAAACTTTGTTGTTTTAATTTAAAAATTACGTTTTTTTTTTCTATATCAGATAATTTTGGAATATTTTTTTTATTCATTTATTTAATAATAAAAAAAAATTAATTATATTTCTTTTTTTTATTATCTATTTTACTTGATACACCAACTTTAGAATGTATTAGTAATTTTTATTGTAATAATTCAAATAAAAAATGTAAAAATAATGTATGTAAATATACTTCTAAATTTATTATTGGTATAATATTTATATCATCATTTATATTATTATTCATAATATATATTATATTTTATTTTTATAATTATAAAATATAATATATAATTTTAAAAATCTTCATCAAAAGATAGTTCTTTTTTATTATCTATTTTACTTGATACACCAGCTTTAGAATATTCACCTACTCGTCTTTCAAAGAAATTTGTTTTTCCAGTTATAGAAATCATATCCATCCAATCAAACGGGTTAGTTACATTATATATTTTAGGATAACCTAATTCCGAAATTAATCTATCAGAAACAAATTCAATATATTGTTTCATCATATTAGAATTCATACCAATTAATTCAACTGGAAGAGCATCTTGTATAAATTTATGTTCAATATTTACAGCAGATGTAACAATTTCTTTAACTTTATCAAATGTTAATCTTTCTGAAGATGGAATGATATTATTATACATATGTACAGCAAAATTACAGTGCATTCCTTCATCTCTTGATATTAATTCGTTAGAAAAACATAAGCCAGGCATTAAACCTCTTTTCTTTAACCAAAAAATACTACAGAAACTACCTGAGAAAAAAATACCTTCAACACATGCAAATGCTATGATACGTTCAACAAATGAAGCATTTGCTTTATGAGCCCATTTTAAAGCCCAATTAGCTTTTTCTTTTATACAAGGAATACTTTCAATGGCAGAAAATAATAAATTCTTTTCTTCTTCACTTTTAATATATTCATCAATTAAAAGACTATAAGTCTCACCATGTATATTTTCCATCATCATTTGAAAAGTGTAAAAACATTTAAGTTCTGTAGATTTATCAACTATATCTTCTTGTAAAAAATTTATACATAAATTTTCATTAACAATACCATCACTAGCTGCAAAAAAAGCTAAAACATGTTTAATAAAGTATTTTTCATCATCTTTTAAAGATTCCCAATGTATTTTATCTTGACTCAAATCAATTTCTTCAGCGGTCCAAAAAGAAGCTACAGCATTCTTGTAAAACTCCCATGTTTTTTTATGATTTTTATCAATAGGAAAAATTACGTATTTAGAGTAGTTATTGTCAAGAGATGTCATTTTAATATTTTTAAATATTAAAATAAAATTTTTCATTTTTAAGAACTACAACTAAAACACATATTTTCAGTATTTAATGTAGGTAAACAAATTTTGAATTTATTTTTATCTTTTTTTTCATTATTTAAAATATTTTTAGATTTTTGTTCAACTGTAAATGCAATAGGATCAACTGCTGGTCTACTACGAAGATAATACATACCTGTTTTTAGTCCATTTTTCCAACCATAAAAATGCATTGCACTTAGTTTTTTATAACTAACGTCTTCCATATGAATATTAAAAGATTGACTTTGGTCAATGTATATTCCTCTATCAACTGCCATATTAATTAGTACTTTTTGAGAGATTTCCCATACCGTTTTATAAATTTCTTTAATATTTTTAGGTATTTCTTCAATATTTTGAATAGAACCCTTATAAAACATTATTTTATTTCTCATATCTGCATTCCATAAATTTAGTTCAATTAAATCTTTTATTAAATGTTTATTTACAATTGGAAAATCTCCTGCTAAGACTCTTCTACTATAAACATTAGAAGTATATGGTTCAAATGATTCATTATTTCCCAATATTTGAGCTGTAGATGCGGTTGGCATAGGTGCAACTAATAATGAATTTCTTAAACCATAAAGAATAATATCTTCTTTTAATTTAGTCCAGTTATATCTATCTGATGTAGGTTTATGGTTCCATAAATCAAATTGTAATATTCCTTTTGATGTAGGTGAATCAGTAAAACTTTCATATGGACCATATTTTTTAGATAAATTATTCGAAGCCACAAGAGCGTTATAATATATAGTTTCAAAAATATCTTTATTAAGTTGTTCAGCAAATTTACTTTCAAATGGAAATTTTAACATGATAAAAGTATCAGCGAGACCTTGTACTCCAATTCCAATTGGTCTATGTTTTATATTACTACGTTTTGTTTCAACATTTGGATAAAAATTAACATCAATTACTTGATTTAGAGATTGAGTAACAAATTGTGTAACTTTACCTAATTTTTCAAAATTGAATACAAAAGTATGATCAATTTTTTCAACAAATTTAGTTAAATTAATTGAAGCTAAATTACATACAGCTTGTTCATCTTTTGATGAATATTCAACAATTTCCGTACATAAATTAGAACTTTTAATAGTACCTAGATTTTTTTGATTAGATTTATAGTTACATGAATCCTTATATAACATATAAGGTGTTCCAGTTTCAATTTGTGATTCACATATTTTAAAGAATAAATCTTGTGCGTTTACGGATTTTCTAGCTAGACCACTATTTTCGTATTTAGTGTATAGATTATTAAAATCTTCACCATAAACTTCGTGTAAACCAGGTGCTTCATTTGGACAAAATAAAGACCATTGTTTATTATCTCTAACTCTTTCCATAAATAAATCAGGTATCCATAAAGCGTAAAATAAATCTCTAGCACGAGATTCTTCTTTACCATGATTTTTCTTCAAATCTAAAAAATCATAAATATCAGCGTGCCAAGGTTCTAAATAAATAGCAATAGAACCTTTTCTTTTTCCACCACCGTTATGTACTAAACCATTATTAATTAAATAATTATGACAATCTTTCATTTGTAAATCATAAACAGTATCATCGTATTTTTCATTGTAAATTTTATAAATTTTCGTAAGTAATAAATTTTTATAACGAATAAAGTTCAGTGAAATATCATCAATTTCATCAGATAAGATATTTATATCTGGAAATGATAATGTATATCCATCAATTATATAATCATCATTATTAATTTTATTAACATTATCATCTCCATTAACTAATATACCTAATCTTAAAAATAAATATTTAATATTTTCAACAAACTTAATAGAAGTTGTATATAAAATTTTTTCTTTGTTGTTATAAGTAATATCACTAAATGTTATATAAATTCCTGCTAAAATTTGTTTAATTTTATTATTTGGTAAATTTAAAAATTGATGTGGTATTCTTTTATTATTAAATTCATCATAAAAAGAATTTTGTCTAAAAGGTAAAATGTTACTAAAATACCATGTCAATATTGAATCATCATCTTTTATATTTTCTAAAGTAAAATATAAATATTTATCTGTTAAATAACTTTTAACAATATCGATAATATATTTTTTTGAATTTAAATATATTTTATTACTTTTTTTATCAAAAATACAAGATTTTAACATAATACCGTATATAAAACAATCTCTTTCTGTAATATGTTCAAAATCCTGAGAATATTCTGGTATTACATGACATATATAATCATTTTCAGTTAAATCTTTTGCTTCAACAAAATCAGGTTGTAATAAATTATTTTCAATCATTTTTTTTATAGTTTTAATATCCATATTTTCAATACTATTAACTTGTATAGAATATATTGGATGTTCGTTTGTTATTTTTAAAGTATTTATTGAATGATTTGTAATAATATTTAATAACATACCAGTATAAAAATTTTCTAATAAATCTTGTACAACTTCTAAACCATTTAATGTATAAATTTCTGTTTCTTTTGGTATAACATCTTTAATACAAATGGGACCGTTTTTTGTATATATAATTGTATTTTTAGTAAGACACTGGTCAATATATCTAGCAGTATTATTAAATACTTGTAACATTGGAATAATACCATTAGAATAACCACTTGTACCTTTAATATAACTATTATTAGCACGAATATTATGAATGTTTAAACCAATTCCTCCTGCAAATTTAGAAATTAAAGCACAATCTTTTAAAGTATCATAAATACCTTCAACTGAATCGTCTTTCATTGATAATAAAAAACATGAACTACATTGTGGTCTTTGTGTACCAGCGTTAAATAACGTAGGAGTAGCATGTGTATAATATTTATTTGACATATAATCATACATTTCTTTAATTTTTTCTAAATTATCACCTTGTATACCAATTGCAACTCTCATTAATAAATGTTGTGGTCTTTCAATAGTTTTATTATTAATTTTTAATAAATAAGATTTTTGTAAAGTACGAAAACCAAAATAATCATAATTATAATCTCTATTATAGTCAAACATTGATTGAATTTCATCAGGGTATTTATTTACAATATTAAATAATTCATCACTAACTAATGGTGCTTTTTCTCCCATAAAAATATGATTATATAATTTATCTACAACATTTTTATAATTATTATCAGTATTTTTGTGTAAGTTACTAACTAAAATTTTTCCAGCTAATAACGAATAATCAGGATGGTGTGTAGATAAATTTGCAGAAATTTCAGCTGCTAACTCATCTAACTCACTAGTGTTAACTCCTTTATATACACCATTAATAACTTTTTGTGCAACTATGACTGGATCAATATATTCAGTATTTAATCCTTCTACTAGTTTTGCAATTCTAGATATTATCTTATCAAAAGATACAGGTTCAATTGTTCCATTACGCTTAGTGACAAACATTTTATTTTAATAATTAAAAATATTAAAATAAATCATTTTTAAACATTGTTTATTTTATAATTAAAATTAGTATGTCCAATACCTAATTCTAATACACTAATTAACTCATCATGTGATTTTATTTTATTTTCATTTTTTTTAATATAGTTTTCAAGTTGTTTTTTACTGTTTTTATTTTGTCTTTCTAATAAAGAAATTAAAAACTTATATTTATTTTTTAATAATCTTAATTCTTTTTCGTAGTTAAATTTTAAATATTTATATAAAAAATTTATTTTCATATTCAAAATAACTGAAATATCTTCTTTAGTTTTATAAGAAGGAATAAAATTTTCTATATATTCGTATATATCAACTATACAAGTTTTAAGAATAATATCATTATCTTCTTCCATATTTATTTTTAAGAATTCAATTCTTAAAAATATAATTAAAAATAAATACTTAATCATCATTAAATATAATATGATAATTTTTTATTCCACAATTTTTTAAATATGTCAAAGTTTTTTCTAAGTCATTACTATTAATTATAATTTTAGTATAATTTAAATCGGAATTCATTTTATTAAATTGAATTATTTTTTTAAATTTTTTTTAACTATTCTATGTGTTACATAATTATTCTTTCTTGTAATCTTTATAATTGAACCAGGTGAAAAATGATAAAATTTACATATTGGATCTGTAACAAACATTTTTGCCATCTTTATTCCCCATTTTTTTTTAAATTTTTGACTTTCTATAGGTGAAAGTAGTTCAAAATTTTTAGGTTGTAATTCATGTTTTGTTATATTAAAACTCAATTCTTTATAAGTAAATATTTCAAAATCTAATATTTCAATCTTACAATTTAAATTTATCTCTGGTTTATTTATAGATATATTATTTATTAATTTTAGTGCGGAAGATGTAATTGTATCTATATACATAATTAAACAATGTTTAATTCCTAAACTATTAATCTTTCTTGTATAGTATTGAACATACTCTGTATTAAATTTTTCAATATTAGTAAAAAATGCATAAACTTCTTCATCATTTTGTTTAGTTGCAACTAATATATCTTCTTCTTCTTCTTTTATTTCTTTATCATAAGTAGATTTTTCAAAATTTATAATATATCCTCTTTGTTCAAACATTTCTTTTACAACTTGTTTTGTAGTGATTTTACTATAATTATCCATAATTATTTATAAAGTTATAAGATAGACAGTATTTTAAAATATTTAATTTTTTATATTATAAAATCTATTTTATAATATAAAAATACCTGTTAGTTTTTTATATTACAGTTATTATATTCTTTTAACTTAAAAATACTATTTATCACAACTAAAACATTACGATTCAACGAATGATAAAAAAACAAAAAGTTTGTTGATTCTATTTTGGTAAAAAAAAACTACAGATCATCTTGCCAAAACTGAAGAAACCGAAACTATTTGCTTATTTGGACCGTGTCTTGACATCAACTGTTCAACTGTGTCTAATATGATTTGCAACAATTGCAACAACCTCATCGGGGTTGATACCTTTGATTGGTTCCTTTCCATTGAAGAAATCCTTCAAGAGGGTCTTGACCTGTGGATAATTTTTGATTTTATAAAAATGAAAAAATATACTATTTTAATATATATAATATATATAGTATAATATGAGTACAACAACAAACAATGCTAAACAAAAACATGCGGAGTTATTACGATTTACTGTAAAAAGTTGTATAAGAGCAGATGAATTAGATATATCACTTAATCCACATTTAGATGATGCATATGAATTTTTACATCCAACTAAAGCTTTTATGGATGTTTATAAACAAATTACTTCAGATTACTTACCTTATTACGAGCAAAAACATCCAAATTTTGAACATCGGGAAATTCTTAAAAATGTAACTGAATTTAATAATTTTGCTCGTAATCAGTTCGCTACTAATCTACACTACCAAGTAGTACATCAAAACTTTATAGAAAAATATAACAAATTTACAAATGAAAATAGAAATGAAGAATTTAGTTTAGTCAAAAAAATTGTTAGTTTATACAAAATGAAAGAAATTACAGCTACTGCTGAGTTAGATTTTCTATCTGGATTTCTTGAAAGGTATGTAGAAGAAGGTATAAAATGTGGATGGATGACAGAAGTATAAATTAATGATATTAAATAAAAAGTTATACTATTGCATTTACCTGGAAATAACAAGTCTTTGAATAAATCTTTTACACCTTTTCTCATTTAAAACGCCAATTAAATTTGTAACGAAAAGGTGTAAAGAAAAATTTGTCAGGTAAAATCTATTACACTAAAATCTACTAAACTCATTTATAGTTTTATTTTTTTTTTATTAAATATATACAAATTTTTAACATTTCTTTTTACATAAAAGATCCTTGTTTAATAGTATAATTAACATAATTGGTAATAATATGATGATTATGTAATAAAATATTACTAATCCTGCATCATTTTTAATTATATTAATGTTTTCAATTTTATTTTTTATTTCTTCCTTTTCTTCATTCACAATAAGTATACTATTATCAATTATTTGTTTAGTTTCTTTTTTTACATCACTAATATAACTATTAACAACAATAATGAAAAATATAAAAAATATGAAAAATACTAAAATAGTCCATAATAGATTATAAATTTTTATGTTTTCTTTACTACTCATTTATTTTTATATTATTTTTTAAAATTAATTATATTAAATAAAAAGTTATACTATTGTATTTACTTGGAAATAAAAGCTTTCTGAATAAAATTTATCTAAACTCATATTTATCTTATTTTTTTAAACCACAATATATTTTTTTGAAATTTCCAAAAAACCAAATTGGTAAAGATACAAATATGATCGTTAATAAAAACCATACATAATAACCACCTTGAAGTTCATCAATTTTTTTTATTTTTTCTTCATTAGTTGTATTATTGTCATTAACTATTTTTTTAACTTCATCTTTAATAATGTATGTTTTGCTGAATTCAGCAAATATTATAGCACCTATAATTAAAACTATACCATATACTGGAATAAGAAGTATAATATTATCTTTAAGTTTAATTTCACAAAAAAGAGAGTTAGAAGAAATTGTTGTGTTATTATTATTACTCATTTATTTTATTATTTATTTATTTTATTTTTTATTTTTAATAGTTATATATTAAAAATAATATTAAAAGCTTAAAATAAAGGTAGTTTACATTTTAAAACCACATTTAACACAAACTTTAAAAAAGTTGGTAAAAAGAAAATAACAGCAGCTAGTAATAAAACTTCAAGTTGTTGAACAACTTCTTTTTTATCAGTATCTGTTTTTTTTTCATTTTCAACAACTCTATTTTTTATTGACCACGCCCACAATGAAATTATACCAGTATATAATAAAAATAACACAATATATAATAAATATGATAACTGTTTACACCAATAATTACTTGCTTCATCTGTAAGATTAAACGAACTTTTAACTAAATCAAAAAATTTACTCATTTTTTATTATAAAATATTTTTTTTTGTTAAATTATTTTTTTGTTAAATTATTTTAAAAAATTCTCTACCCGAAGGCTCTTTACTATCACTCCACTTTGGTAACCAATAATACATTTCAGGTCTATAACGTTGAAAATTTTCATTAAATATTTTTTTATACCAATATGCTTCTTTTGATGGAAATTTTTCTTTAACACTATTGAATTCTTCATTTGATATTAATTTGTCAACATGTTCTTGAATATATTTATACCATGGTTTTTCTAAGTTACTAACACCATCTGAAAAACCATCTTTTCTTCTCCATAAAATACTATGTGGTAACAAATATTTATTTTCAATTGATTTTCTTAAAAGATATTTTTCAAAACGAAATAATGGTTTTTTAATATCACCTGATAAACTCATACATAAATTTACAAAATTCCAATCTAAAAATGGTACTCTTAACTCTAAACCATTAGATGAAATAGTTCTATCTGCTCTTAAAACATCATATAAATATAAATCATCAACTAATCTTTTACTTTCTTTTTCCAACTCTAAATCATTTGGAGCTTTATGAAAATAAAGATAACCACATAATAGTTCATCAGAACCTTCACCACTAAAAATTACTTTATCATCTGTATTTGTAGAGATATATTTAGCCACTAAATACATACCAATACTTGCTCTTATAGTTGTTATATCATAACTTTGGATATTTTTAATTACTTCTGGTATAATTGCTAAACCTTCTTCTGGTGTAAATATAATTTCATTATGTACAGTTCCTAAATAATTCGCCATTATTTTTGCATAATGTAAATCTATTGAATCTTTCATTCCAATAGAATAAGTACGAACATTTTTAGATCCAATAAGATTACATAAAATACTTGCTACTAAAGAACTATCTAGTCCACCTGAAAGTAAACAACCAATTGGTCTATCAGTAATTATTCTTTTTTTAATTGATTCAAAAAAAGTATTATATACTAAATCATATAACTTATCAGTTTCATAAGTAATTTTTTCATATAAAAATTGTTCATGATATATATTAATATATACATCATCTTCATTTTTTTTATACAAAGCATACCCTGGTTTAAATTCAGTTATTATATTATTACCAAATTCTAATGCACTTGGTACCGATGCAATAGAAAATAAATTATTTGTTTTATCGTGTCCTAAAAATAAAGGTCTTACACCTATTCTATCTCTTCCTAAATAAATTTTATCATTATCTACTAAAACAATTGCAAAAACACCATATAATTTTTTAACAGTATCTTCAAACCCAAATTTTTCATATAATTTTAAAATTACTTCACAATCACTATTTGAACTACATTTTAAATGATATGTTTTTATTAATTCTTTAAAGTTATAAATTTCACCATTACACATTAAATACTTACCATCTGATATAAAAGGTTGATTTCCATTTGAACTTTTATCCATAATTGCTAAACGTGCAAAACATAAATATCCTTGGTTTATTTCTAATTCAGAAAAATCGTCAGGACCTCTTTGTTTAATAATGTTTTGACATTTTTTATATTCATTCATATCAATAGATTTATAATTACCAAAAGTACATAATATTCCACACATGATGTTTATAATTTATAATTTATATTTAAATTATTATTTATTATAAAATAATAAATGAAGGTTTTTTATAAAAATATTTTAATTATAATGTTTACTATATTTTTTTCATTTATTATAATATATAATTATTTGAATATTGTAACAAGTTGTAAAAAAAAAATAAATATTTATAGTTTTTTTGAAAATAAATATTTAAATATAAAAAAAAATATTAAATTTAATTTAGATAATTTTAAAAAAGTTGAAGTAGAACCTATAAAAAATGAAGTAGAATCTATAAAAAATGAAGTAGAATCTATAAAAAATGAAGTAGAATCTATAAAAAATGAAGTAGAATCTATAAAAAATGAAGTAGAACCTATAAAAAATGAAGTAGAACCTATAAAAAATGAAGTAGAACCTATAAAAAATGAAGTAGAACCTATAAAAAATGAAGTAGAACCTATAAAAAATGAAGTAGAACCTATAAAAAATGAAGTAATAGAAAAATACAAAGATAAAATTAATTTTGTGTATGTTTCTACGGTTAGTAAAATGTATGCACCAAATATAATAGAATATATTTTAAAATATATCCCAAATTTAAAAATTGTAGAACATAATAAAGCGAATTATATTATATATCATATAGTAGAATATGATAAAAAATATAATAAACATAAAATAAATATTGTAATATCAGGAGAACCTACTTACTTAAATAACAAAGTTGATTTAGTTATAGGAACAACTTTAAAACAAAATACTTTATTTAATATTTATTATCCTTTATTATATGGTTCTTTAAAAGAACATAAAAAATCAATAAATAATTTAGATTATAATGTAAAAAAAACAAAGTTTTGTGCATTTATGTATAAAATGCATTATGAACACAGAGTTAAATATTTTGATTTAATAAATAATTATTATAAAAAAGTAGATGGGTTAGGAAAAAGTCGTAATAATATAAAACTTAATTCAACTAGAGATGTATATAATGAAAATGAAACATATAATGATATTGCAGTAGAAATATATAAAGATTATAAATTTGTATTAGCTATTGAGAATTGTAAAAAACAAGGATATTCAACTGAAAAATTAATTAATCCATTAATTGCAAATTGTATTCCAATTTATTGGGGTGATTCAAATATATTTAATTATATTAACAAAAAAAGAGTTATATATATTGATGATTATACAGACATTGAATTATTAAATGTTATAAAACATATTGATAATAACGAACAAGAATATAATAGAATTATAAATGAAAAATGGTTTGTAAACGAAAATAAATTACCTAATAATATTGAAATGGAATTAGAATTAAATATAAAAAATATTTTAGAAACTGAAATTTTTAAATAGATTAAATGTTTTTTAAAGAATAAATAGTTGTCATAAAATGTTATCAGAAAATGAAATACCTAATATAGCACTTTTAATAATGTGCAAAGATGAAGAACAAAGAATCGAAGTTACTTTAAATAGCACAAAAGATATTATTAAATCTGTTATAGTATACGATACTGGTTCTACGGATAATACACTAAATATAATAAGAAATTTTTGTGAAAAAAATAATTTATTATGTAGGATTAAAGAAGGTATTTTTGAAGATTTTGCAACATCAAGAAATATCAGTTTGGATTTTGCGGATACTTTTTTAGATGTTGATTATATATTATCATTAGATGTTAACGATGAATTAAGAAATGGAAATATTTTAGTACAAGAAGCAATAAAATATAAAAATATTAAAGATTTTACGTCGTTTTTAGTATGTCAAGAATGGTATTCAGGTAAAACAGATAGATATTTTAATACACGTTTTATAAAACCAAGAACTAATTGGAGATATAAAGGAAGTGTTCATGAATACTTAGATAATGATGATAAAGAAAATAATAAAGTAATTAAATTAACAGATGAAATTATTTTATATCAAAATAGAATAGCAGATAATAATAAAAGTGGTCCAAGATTTATTAGAGATAAAAAATTTTTATTAAATGATTATGAAATAGATCCAACTGAACCTAGAACTGTTTTTTATTTAGCGCAAACATGTAGTTGTTTAAATCAATTTGATGAATCTTATAAATATTATGAAATAAGAAGTAATTTAGAAGGTTTTCAAGAAGAAAAATTTCATGCTTATTTACGTTGTGGTGATTTAAACAATATTATGAATCGTAATTGGTATGTATCTTTACAATGGTTTATAAAAGCTTTTGAACATTCGAAAAGAGCAGAACCGTTAATATATATAACAAAACATTATATACAACAAAAAGATTGGTTAACAGCATTTATATTTTGTGATGCTGCTTGTAAATTAGAATATCCTTATGAATCTATTCTTTTTGTAGATAATTTTTGTTATAATTATGAAAGATGGCATTTATTAGGAATTATTTCTTATTATGTTAAACATTTTAAAGAAGGTGAAGTTGGATGTAAAAATGCAATTGAATATGCTGAAAAAAATAATTTAAACTGTGATTATGATAAACATAATTTACGATTTTATTTATTAGAACAAAATAATTTATTAAATCAACCACAACCAGTTCAACCACAACCAGTTCAACCACAACCAGTTCAACCACAACCAGTTCAACCACAACCAGTTCAACCACAACCAGTTCAACCACAACCAGTTCAACCACAACCAGTTCAACCACAACCAGTTCAACCA